GATAATACTGATAGAAGTCCTCAATAGCAAGACCACGCTCAAGAATGCTTCGGATCATGTCTTGAAGAGAAGCACTCACAAAGAAGAACTGCTGCTTGAGTCTCAGTTCTTTACCCTGATCAGTACCATCATTAGGATAGAGAACCTTAGAGATCGTCTCTGTGGTTACACTATTCTCTACTGATCCCAGATAGTCTCCCTGGTTGAATGCTTTGAAGTCAAACACATCAATAGCGTCTGCTCTCCAGAGGCGGATCTTTGCACAACTATCTACCTTATATCCTGCTTGAAGAACATCATAAGGAACTGCAACAACATACTTGTCAGGAACCCACCTGACATTATCACCATACCTATCTACCTTACCACCAAATCCAACCATCACTGATTCATCAGGATAGCAGAGTTCCCATGGCCAATCACCATGCAGCCAATTATCAGTAACCTCTACCTGCTGATTATCTCTAATCGTCTGCTTAAAAATACCATACTTATATCTAATCCCGTATCCAATGGCAGGAACCTTAAGAGTTGCCATTGACTCCATGTAACATGCAGCGAGTCTACCGAGACCACCATTACCAAGTCCAGGTTCTACAGAGTGGTCAATGATTTCTTCTAGTGTATACCCATACTTACTGACAGCACTCTCAGCATCCTTACGAATATCTAGATTGAGAAGATTATTGCTTAACTGTGGTCCAATCAAAAACTCTGCGGACAGATATGCAACTTCTTTACGTTGATCTTTGTCAACCAAATAATTGTCTACCAGTCTATCCCTTACTGCGTAGCAAAGGGCAGTATACACGTCGTGTGATGTTGCCTTATCTGGACGCTTGCCCAGCGTGTAGAGAAGATGACTCTCAACTCTATCACGGATGTCGTTTGTTACCATACGAAAAAAGGGCATTACTGCCCTTATATTATATTCTTATATATTTAACGTCAACCGATTATCAGCTTACGAAGTTAATTGTGCCCAACATGCCACCATGAAGAGTACACTGGTATACAATCGAACTAGGAGCATCAAAAGGAACCGTCAATATCTGTGTTCCATTGATAGATCCTGTCAGGAAACTTCCTCCTGGAGCATATGCTGCACCACCAGAACTAACTCTCAATTCAAATGGGTGACCACTTCCAGTGGAGTTCTCCAAGATATAAGTAAATCCTCTATGGAAGTAAAGTGTAGGGTTGTCATCTGTATTCAGAGAACCTGGTCCAGCAAAGCGATAAGAAGAAGATCCATTTGAGGTGATGTAATACTTAGTGGTAAATCCTCTGTCGCTACCATCACCCACCGTACCATTAGTGTTGAATGAAGTTGCAGTAGCAATACCACTTACATTGACACCCTGAGGTGTTGTGTTGAACTTCTCTGCATTGTCATAATACAACTTGACATCTGCGTTCTCATTGAAGCGTGCAAGAGTCTCAAACGATGGGTTCTCAATCTTGAGTTGATTGGTACTGATAGTTAGTTCACCAGTTCCATTTGTTTCTTTGATGAAAGAATCTGTCCCATCACTCTCAATCGAGAGATTACTTGCAACAGTTAGGTTACCAGTGACTGTGGTTACACCAGTAATTATTGCACCAGAATCAGTAGTTTCAATTCTCTTAGTTCCAGACCCCCAGAGTTGCACATCACCATCATTAATGCCACGGATAATAATGTTACTATCAGTGGTCTCCATGTAGAGATCACCCTTTGTGGAGTTAACTCTAATATGGTTTCTTACTGAACCACCATCATGCCACATATAGAATGGAGCATCATTACCGAAGTATAACTTACCATCAGCTCCTCCATTATCTTCAATAGTGATAGAACTACCACCACTAACCATAACGTCCCTGACGGTTCCAATACCAGAAACATTTAATTGTTGAGTATCTAATGTTCCAAAGATAGTAACACCAGCACCAAGTGTTTGAAGTCTCAGGGCATCTGCATAGTAGAGATTTACTACGTTGTTATTATAAAAACGTGCTGCCTTATTACCACTCAAATCTGTAATAGAAACCCAGTCACCACCAGTTTGAATATTTAATGGTCCAGTTCCAGAATCTCTTATAACAGATGAAGAACCTGCGTGCCAAATCTGAAGATCATTAGTAGCACCAAAATTCAGAACAGCATTATCGGGAAGATAAACATTACTTTGGAAAGTAGAGAGACCAGATACAACCAACTGTTGAGAATCAACTCTGGTAAATGATCCATCTGTTCCAGAGATAGGAACTCCTGTCAGACCAGAACCATCACCAGAGAATGCCGTAGCATACATGGTTCCAGTGACAGTAGCACCTGCTCCAAGGGTAGAAAGTTTTACGGAGTCGTTCTGATATAGTTTGGTTCCCGATGCATCAGCAGAGATCAGCGATCCCTTACCAGCATATGGATCTGTTACCAAGAATTCTTTGGTTTGAATGTCCAGAACAGCATTGGTATTACCAGCACCACTCTGAATTCTATTACGAATAGTACCACTGACATCAGCAGAGTCAATGGTCATGTGAGTTACAGCAACACCAGCATTGGATGTTCCAATGTCAATGGTTCCAGTTGCATGTAATGTGTTGAAGAAAGATGTAGTTGTAGTGCTGATACCAGCGGTAGATCCGCCACTACCAGGAAGATTGGTCAGTCCAGAACCATCACCTACAAATGAGGTAGCACTACATTGACCAGTAATTGATACTCCTGTATTATTAGTAGTGAACTTTTGAGATGAACCATAATAAAGTAGTACACCATAATTAGCGGTGGGTACTATTTGAATAGAAGTATTATTATTCAATCTCATGTACGGTCCAGAACCGCCACCAGCTTGAATAACAAGCTGTCCATTTGGTCTAAAGATATTTTGACCCCCATTATAAATTTGGAGGTATGATGCACCATCTCCAATGTTAACATCAGTGCCGAGCGTGGTCATGCCCGACACATTCAGATCATTAAAAGTAGAAGTTCCTGCAGTATCAATACCTGCAATAGAACCTCCTCCACCTCCACCACCTGTCCCAATACCCGTCAATTGAGATCCATCACCATAAAAAGTAGTGGCAGTTACAACACCAACAACACTTACATTCCTTCCAACCTGAAGGTCCGTGCTGATAGCAACATTAATGCCATTTAGATTAATGTTATCTGGACTGGAGATCGTAGGAGTACCAGCAGATCCAACAATATTAATCTCTCTTACGCCAAAAGATCTATCTGCCATTATTCAAACACAGGTTTTTTAGTATTTATCACTCGTAAGATATTGTGATGTTACCAGTTATCTCCATACCTTCACCAGAGAATACTCTTCTACTAGGAATTATTGTAGGTCCTGTTGATTCTGGTTCATTACCAGTCTCTGCATCATAAATGATGATTGGAGTAGATCCCTCAAGACTATTAACGTCAGCCCAAGGACCACTACTAATATCACCAGCACCAGATACTGCAGTATCTTGTCCAAAATGGAAGTCAGTACTATCTTGTAGTGCTAATGTAGTAACTCCAACAGGTTGATTACGTCCTCTCAACCAATCCTTAACATCTTGCCATCCCCAATCACGATTGTTCTCTAACTTAGTTGCAATAAGACCACATGCTACAGGACATGCTGCACTAGTTCCACTGAACTTATTATCATAATAATAAGTATATCCGCTCTGACCATTTGGGACAGAATCATGTCTAGCATATCCAGAACTACTATTGTTAGCTGCAGTCAGAATACCATCAGCAGCGGCATAACAATCAATCTCAGATCCCATGTCACTATAGTTTACCTTGCGCTCCTTATAACTTTGAGAACTTGAGTAACTGTCATCAAGAGCACCAATATTAATAACAGGATATGTATAAATGGTTCCACCAACACCAGTTCTAGTCATTCCACCATGCTGTGGCCATCCTCTCCTGTTAATATATGGCAATGCTCTTACACCAAATTCATAGAAGAAGTTTGCTCCCACAGTTACACCAATTCCAGTATTCCAATAGTTATCAAAATCTGGATGATCCGAACTCGTTTGCTTTTGACCAGAATTTCCTGCAGCACCAACGTATATAACACCTGCATTAATCAATTCATCTAATGCTTGTGTACCAGAATTTGGTGGATGTTCTCCCTTCATTCTATAACCATCACCATAATATCCAACCCACCTCATAAATCCAGGTTTGGTATTCAGAGAGCTAAAAGGACTACGGGATGAAGAAGAACTATAGGATACTCCACCTGCCCCACGATAGTAATAATACGCACTATCAGAAGGAATTGCGCGATATCCCCAACTGTTAGAACTGATCGTGGGGTCCTTCGTCCCAAGTTCAGAGTTATTTGGTTTCATCTGGTGGAACAACTTCTGAGCATCATGCCCTGCCTCAATACCAGAACTTCTAGACCCATACAGATTCAATACCCACTTGTTTGCATTGTATGCCCAACCCTGTGTCCTACCAAATGCTGCAGCAGCACACTGAGTACCATGAGTACTATTGTACGCCGTTGAAGTATTTGATCCGTTAGAGTCGCTTCTATTATATGCTGTGCTTACTAAGGCTGTACCAAAAGTAGTAAATCCAACAGAGCGATACGTTGTTGTAGCATTTCTCCACCAGTCTACCGCAACACTGCTCACAGGAACAGTTGTTCCATCCCACCTAGTCTCTAATCTGTTTGTTGGATCAGCATTAAAGAAGTCTGGATCAATATAATAAGGAGCATCAACAATTAAGTCAAGTACATAACATCTTCCATTTGAATTGAGAACATTACCCTCAATCATATCCGCTGGACCGAAGATGTATGGGTCACCATCGGGGTTTACAGTATTCTTATTGATATCCGCAACATCGGATGGGTTATAAAATTCAATATGCCCCAACCAAAATCCTTCGTCACATACAATTACGTCAACATTTTTTCCTGTAGAGAATTTTGGAATCCTATTGTTAAAAATAGTTCTTGCCGAAGTAGCGGAATTACCATCAGAGAACACCCAGGGATCTTCCTTCTGAGAATGGCGATACAACTGGAATCCACCATGACTCATATTTTTGTAATCAGTACTCCCACCAGTGCTAGTGATTTGACCATAATCATACCATGCACGATAATGAGTAGTTACACCAACATATCTAAAATCCTGAACTGCTGCTTGAAGTTCCAATGCTGGTGGTGAAAAATCTTCCCTTGCTTCATGGCAGTAGGATACCTTCTCATTTGCTCTGATGATATCAGATTCATGTTCCGTTAGCAAATAAACTGCTCTAGTGGGACTATGCTCTTTGAGATCGTCAACTAGTATCCCATCCTGTGTTAAAACTTCATGAATGTACTGCCACTCCTCTGGGGATGTACATCCAACGACGTAACGCTTCTTCTCAGACATTTAGCAGCACCCCCATTTCTTAGCGCGTTGATCTGGATTCTCCAATCCAATCCAGTCATCCTTCATAAAATATCCCAACGCAGAAGCGGTTTGATCAAATCCACCCAAGTCTCTAGCAATAGTAGTATCTTGATTGCACCTGAATCCAGGACGACAAGACTCAGGATTATCACATAGAACAGCATCTATATCATCACTGAGTCCCTGAGACCAATACATTGGATAAACAACTCTCTTGGTATTTGAGAGTTCTACTGCCCAGAGACTAAATGTACTATTTGCAATCACATGATAATCACACATACTCATCAAGCACATGTCATGCGAATAATTATATAATCTATTATCTATTTTATTCTGAAGATAGTCATCCAATTCAGGATTGCCCATCGACTCTAGGACAACTGAATAATTAAACAGATTATCTCCAGACTTGTCAACATTTATATCTATTTCTCTAGATAGATCACTAGTTGGTTGATTGAAGTTGACAATATCATCAACTAAAATAAATCTATCTCCACTAAAATTCTCATTACCACGGACATATTCCTTATCGTTAGTAAAAATTAAAACAGGAATATCTTTTGGAAGTAACTTTAATGCTTTGAGATAGTAATCATCATCAATCAAGAACATTCCACTGTAATCATCTACAAAGTCACCTCTGCGAAGATGAATTGCAATGACTTCACTATCACCAACTACACTTTCTTTCCAAGACTTACATCTACTTTCAATCTCATCTCTAAATTTAAAATGAGATTTTACTTCTTCAATCTGAGTGATATCAATTGCATTCGATGGAGTTGGATATCCATACAATGTTGTATTGTCTTTGACTGTTTTCAATACATCATCAAACGAGTCATCAATCATGAACTCAACACTATGCTCTCCTTGAACTCCAGGAGTATCTTCTTCATCAATAACTAAACCACTAAACGTATTTTTCAACGCATACAAATTCTGAGGATCTATAGCATATTTAAATCCAGTCTTATTCGCCAAAGACCTCATAAAAACATACGAGGACATTTGATATCCCAGACCACTCCCTGTGGTCTGGTGTTCTTCATTTAATCGTATTGCCATCAGAGAAGAGTTCCTCTAGAGAATCTATATGTAGTTATACCAGTTGTCCCAGTAAGTGGTGTCATCTGTAGTTGACATGCACCACCACTTACTGTAGAAGCAAATGATACAAGTGGATCTGCAGATGAATGCATAATTGCAAATTCATTTGAATATGCAGCACCACCACCCTGCATTACCAGAACTTTTTGAGACTGCATACCATTTGCATGATCAATATGAAGAGTGTATTCTGCTGTTCTAAATGGAGTTGTAGATACATTAAATTGATCTACTGTAACAGGTGTGCCCACAACAGCAATGAATGTACCAATTCCTGCTTCTACACCATAAGTCTCTACCTGTAAAGCAGTCTTTGGATTATCAGTCTTTACACCAACAGAAGATAGCGTGTGAATTCCAGATACATTATCAACAAACTTACCACCGCCACCAGTAATTGATATTGTCGCAATTCCACTAGTAAATGTAGTTGTAACAGCTGTTCCTACAAAGTTAATTGTTACTGCTGTTCCAACAACACTTCCCTCGTCCTGAACAACTACACCAGATCCTACTGCAGTCACTCCAGTTAAGTTTGATCCGTCACCATAGAAGGTTGTTGCAGTAACATAACCAACTGCATTAACGTTTCCACGAACTGTCAGTCTTTGGTTTGGATCAGATGAATTAATACCTACAAAACCTGATCTAGTACCATCACCAGTTCCCAGAATAGTGAAAAGATCATCAGTATTTGGTGTTCCACCTGCTTCTGATTGAATTCTAAAGTTGCATGTATTACTAAATGCTCTAAGTCTCAGGAATAAAGTATGGTCTTGACTAGTATCAAACTCTGCATATGCATAATTTTGAGCTGCGTCTGTATCCTGAAGTTTTAAGGTGGGAGTAGTTCCCACGATATTGACATCATCATCACAACTAATAGTTCCAACTGTAATGTCTGGAGTTCCAGTCAGATTTTGTGCAACTGTTGCAATACCAGCAATATCTGCATAAGAGGCAGCACCAATATTGACATTACAAATTCCATTCAGAATACTTGCAGTGACTTGGTTACCCGTAAAATTAATTGTTGCTGCTGTTCCGAGAGGACTTCCTTCATCCTGAACAACAACTCCCGTTCCAGTAGCAGTGACACCAGTCAGTCCAGAACCATCACCAACAAACTGAGTAGCAGTTACAACTCCAGTAAAGAACGTTGGTGTGTGTACATATAATCCACCATGCCCATCCGTTGTACCAATACCAATTCCACCATCCATGCCAAACGCTTGGAAGCAAAGAGGAACACCACTATTGGATCGAATATTTCTTACATACCCAAGATTAGAAAGAACCATACTACCCGATGATTCAAATGGCATCCACAGATCACCGCCATATAGTCTTACATCTCCAGCAATATCAAGAGAGTATGATGGGTTTACAGGAAGACCGACACCGATATTACCACCAACACAATAAATATCTCCCGACTCAAGTGTTCCATTAATATCTACATCATTGAATGTAGATGTTCCTGTAGTATTAACACCACCACCACTTCCAGTTGCCGTAACAGTTACGGTTGCAATACCACCATTTACTACTGCAGATATTCCTGCACCAACAAAATCAAGTGTTCCTGCAATACCTAGTGCAGAACCCTCATCGTTAATATTAATTCCAGAAGCACCGACAGATACATTAGTCAGTCCAGAACCATCACCAACAAAACTAGTTGCTGTAAGGATACCACCAACAGTCGCATTAGTACTGATGGCAACAGTTGGTGCATTTAAACTTAAATTGCCAGGACTTTCTATGACTGGAGACGCTCCCTGGTCTCCAATCAAATTCAATTCCTTAGCGCCAAAAGCCTTATTCGCCATGATTCCTTTTTAGGTATTTATTAGTTTACAACCCCTTATCGTAATTCCAGACCCAGGAGTTATCTTTATAGTTTCTTCTTTAGGTGTAGCAGATCCAGTATCAGTCTCACCACCAGTAAGAGCATCCCATATGACAACGGCATCCATTCCTTGAATAGATCTTGTATCACTCCAATCACTAGATGTAGCACTGTCCGCTTCTGGACCATAATAAAATACAGTAGAAGACTGTATTCCTACTGAATTTTGCAACCAATTCTGAACATCAAATCCATTCCAACTACGATTATGTTGCAACTTAGTTGCAATAAGACCACATGCCACTGGACATGCAGCACTTGTTCCATTAAATGATTGGTCTTTGTCTAGGCTTGAATTTGTCGTGTCATATCTAGCATATTGTGTTGGTGGAGTTGTATCACCAGATGCTGCCAAAGTTTCATCTGCAGGAGCAAACAGTGGGATAAGATTACCCATGTTAGTATATGTTGCCATCTGCTCTCTACCGCCAGATATATTATCATCAAGGGCAGCAACAGGTATTGTTGGATAAATTGTGTTACCTTGACCATCGTCAGTGGCACCAATTTGACCAGGAAATCCCTGTCTATTAAATGTATTATATGCAGTATAACCAAATATTGATCTAGTGGCAGAGGTTAAGTTAGTATTTGCCGTTGATGCCCAGTAATTGTTATAGTCTGGATGAGTTGATTTGACTAATTTTTGTCTTGTATTACCTGCGGAGCAAACAAATACAACTCCAGCAGCAATCATCTCATCACCTGCAGTGACCATGGAGTTTGGAGCATACTCAGATCTTATAGAAGATTGATATGTATTACTCATAAATGCAGGTTTGCTACTGTACTGTACACCAGTTCCACCTGTAGCACCTTCGCGATAATAGTAATATCCAGAGGACAATACACTACCACGATACCCAAAACTATTACTGCTTACTGTAGGATTTCTGTTCCCATAAGTAGAGTTTATAGGTTTGTTCTGGTGAAATATTTTTGTTATGTCAAGATATTGCTCAGTGCCAGATCCATATGTACCATATGCATTAATGAACCACTTTTGAGAATTGAATGCCCAACCATGAGTTCTACCATATGTAAGACTTCCACATGGAGTTCCATGATACCCACCATTAGTATGAATAGCAGTATCACTTCCATTACAACGAGCTCTAGTATAATTACTAGTTACGCTAACTGTTCCAGCGTCTTGAAATTGTACAGACCTATTACCAGAATTACCCCACCAAGCAATAGCCTCTGATTCTGTGGGAACTGTTGTCCCATCCCAACGAGTGGTAAGTCTATTTGCAGCATCAGCATTAAACCATTCTGGATCAATGTAGTAAGGAGCATCTAAAACCAAATCTAGAACATCACATGTTCCCGAAGAATCTAGAGCATTACCACCAACATAGTTTGTTGGATTAGATCTATTTGGTGCATTCCTTCTAAACTCAGAATGACCAAACCAACAACTTTCATCCGCAACAATTACATCTACATCAGATCCATCACCATAATATTCTAATCTACTCGTAAATATTGTATTATCATTACCATTGTCTACCCATGGATCATCCTTCTGCATACAACGATAAAGTTGAAAGGATGCTCGGTTTAAGTCTGAAGAATTTCCAGTTAGAAGACCACCCCAATCACGATACTGATTTGCATTAGATCCATATCTAAAGGTTTTGCTAACACTATCAACTAGGTCATTAGGATCTGGAGCAAACGTACCCAGATACTGTGAACAATCTATATGAACATATCTAACTCTAGAGTCTTCTTTTAAAGTCTCTGCTTCTGCATCAGTTAGATAATATACACCTCTAGTAGGACTATGAGACTTCTCATCATGACATTCTATACCATCATCAAGAAGACTAGAGTGAATAGAATTCCAATCTTCTTGAGTGTGTCCCGCTAAAGCGTATAATTTTTTTCCATCACCTGCAGGTACTTGTGGTTCTGTTAATTTCCACTCAGAGTATAAGAATTGAGAATTATGAATTAATTGATTAGATCCAGTATGAATCACCTATCAGACTCCTTCTACTAAATTCTTCGTAAAGCGATATGTAGTTACACCAGATATACCAGACTCTGGTGTTGCCTTGATTAGGATATTTCCTCCACTGTATGTAGCAGCGATAGACACCACTTGTTCTGGATGATACATGATCGCAAACTCTTGAGAGTATGCAGTCGTATCAATACCTGCTCCACCATCATGAAGAACCAAGACCTTTTGGGTTTGTCTGTAAGTTCCAATTCCCAATGTAATTAAATATTCACCACTCGAATAAGTGGATGCAGAGAAGGAATCTATTTGAACCTCGACACCAGGAGTGGCAGCAAATGTTCCCACACCTGTTGCTAATCCACCACCAGAAGATGTTACTGTAACAACGCCAGCAGAAGAAGGAGATACGGAAAGGTTATCAGCAAAGTTGATAATTGTAGCAGCAGCACCAACACTAGAACCGCTATCTTGAATAGCAACACCAGATCCTACTGCAGTCACTCCAGTTAAACCAGAACCATCACCAACAAACTGGGTTGCAGTTACAACACCAAGAGCATTGATACCAGCAGTTACTAGAGTCTCTGTGGTACTGATTCCACTTGCAGTTGCACTGATAGTGACAAGACCAGTAGAAGAACCAATAGAGATTCCATTGCCAGCGATGATTGCAGTTGGAATACCAGTAATGTTAGTGCCATTACCGAAGAATCCAAACTGATTTGCTGTTACATTATTAAGTGTCAGTCTATTCTGGAATGGGTTAAATGTGATTCCACCGTTATCAACCATGGTAACGCGATAAGCATTACCACCAGCACCAGAACCAGTTGAATTGAGCATAACCAGGTTATACTCAAAATTATCATCTACAGATTCAGTAATATAAAGAGGAGCATCAACACCTTGAGTTGCTCTAATGATATTACCAGTAATAATACCAGAAGCATTGATGTTCTCAGTAACCTTCAGAGAACCACCAACATGCAATCTCTCATCAGCAACTGTGCTACCGAAGGATACATATCCATGGTCATAATTACCACGAGGACCACCCTTCATATACATCAATCTAGTGGTATTATCAATACCTCCAGATGCTTCAGAGTCCCAAACAAAATCTGGTGTATTGCTATTTGCTCTAGATCTTAACTTTAAAGTTGGATCGCCAGAAGCATCATACTGAAGATAAGCATAACTCTCTGCAGAATCCGAATCCTGAACTCTAAGAGTAGGCGTAGATCCTTCAACACTAAGATCATCTCTTACGGTAACTCTGTCACCGAAGGAAGAGGTCTGACCTGCTCCGACTACAAATGCACCAGTGGTAGTAAGTTCACCAACAGTGAGGTTTGGTGTTCCAGAAATTCCAGAAGCAATACCAGCAACGTTTGCATAACCAGAAGTTACAGACTCAGTTGCATAGTTTGCAGTACTTGCAACACCAGCAAGAGTTGCATAGTTTACAACACCCGTGAATGTTCCTTTAAACTCCTGCGCTGTAATAACACCAGCAATATTTGCACCACTGTTGACCTGAAGGTCTCCATAAACAGTAGCACCTACTCCTGATGTGGAGAACTTAAGTGCATTATCATAGTACAGATTTGCTTCTGCATTTGCCCTGAACGACGCACCAAGTTCAGTTGCAGTTGATCTGATGTATACGCCATCCGTACCAGTGTTGGTCAGATAGAGAGCACCATCAAAGTCATTGTTCTTAATATGGAATCCAGTTGCACTGCTATCAGTACCCCAGAAGATATCGCCATAATTATTACTACCAACAGTTCCAAACCTTGCAGTAGCAGAAGAGTCGTAAGTAAAGGTGTATCCATTACCTAAGGATACGTTTGTTGTGATATTACTGCTGAGGTAATTAGAGAAGTCAGGTGGTGTGTATGTGAATACACCAGACTGGTTGTTGTAAGACAGTGATGCAACACCAACAGATGCAGTAGTTACAGACAGATCAGACAGTCCAATACCAGTACCACCAGCACCAGTAAGGTCTGCTGCTGCTTGCCACTCACTACCAGACCACTTCAGAACCTGACCAGCAGAAGGAGATGGTGCATTGACATCAAGAAGACTGTTGAGGTTGGTAGCACCAACACCAGTTAGTTGAGAACCATCACCACGGAAGGACTGTGCAGTAACGATTCCAGAGAAGTTTGCACTAGAGAGTCCAACAATGTCTTGAGCAACAACTCTACCCAGTGTACTGATACCGTTTACATGGAAGTTATTGACAACATCAACTTCGCCATACTCAGAATCCAGATAAAGAGGACCACCAACTGCATAAATGTTATTAGTACCAAAAGTTCCAAGTCTAAGATTACGGAACTCAGCACTAGTACCAGTTACAATACCTGCTCCAATGTTGCCACTAGTAGTAAAGTTGGCAGTGCCGATAGAGACATTACCCTCAGTAGCATCATAATTGACGAGTCTTAACCAGTTACCACCATGTGCAAAGTATGCTCCACCAGTAGAGTGAACATGAGCAAATGCACCATGATAGTCTCCAGCACTAGGAAGAGCACTTGGATCAGCATACAGGAATGGAATGACGTTGCTTGTAGCAGCACCTACCATACGGTCTGCTGTCAGAATACCTACAACACCAGCACCAGTTGCAGTGGTAGAGAATCTAAGAGTTGGGAAGTCACCATTGACGCAGTGATAGAGATCTACTCCACCCCATCCACTATTGAATACGGCAGACTTTAAGTTACCACCATTAGTGATAGTAAGTTCTCCACCATTGAATCCAGATCTATTGCCGTGTTTGATATATCCACTAGACCCAGTACTACCGCCAGAAGCAAGATCAAGGTAACTAGAAGTTATAGTTACTGGATTACCTTGCTCTACCTGATAAAGTTGAATATTTTCATTCGCACCAATATAAAGTCTCTCTTTTGCGTAGAATCTGGATCCAGACAGCATTGTCGAACCAACGCTGAGGTATCCATTAGATACTGTAACTGATCCAGTAAAGGCAGCACCAGCAAGAGATGCCTTAGTACCAATCAGATTAGTGGTTGTAGTTGCAAAGTTAGGGTCATCCCCGAGTGCTTGAGCTAACTCATTGAGTGTATCCAAGGTCGTTGGGGCTGAGTCCACCAGATCAGCAATCTGCTGAGTAACAAACGCAGGAGTTGCAATACCAGTTAAGGTAGATCCATCACCATAGAATGCACTAGCAGTAATTGTTCCTGTAGTATTGACATTTGTGCTGCTACCAATACCAAAGACAACATTACCAAAGTCTACAATCTGTGCAGTAGTAATACCAGTCAGAGATGCACCACTTCCAGAGAAGGAAGTTGCATAGTGAGTACCATATGTGGTTGCACCTGTGCCAAGAATCTCTAACTTATTAAGATTATTGTAATAGAACAGCGCACCAGCATCCTGATTGAACTTAGCAGCAAACTCTGCATTGTTGTACTTAAGTTCAATGTTTGGACCATTGGTATTCAGGATTAACTTACCTGTTCCCAGTTCAGAGATGTAAGAGTCAGCACCATCATGGAAGATTTGAAGATCACTTCCTGTACCGAAGACTGCCTTTCTATTATCAGCGAAGAGAGCGTTCGTATTAAAGGTAGTAATACCAGAGAATATAATATCACCACCAGTAAATACAAGATTGGTAAGTCCAGAACCATCACCAACGAAGGATGTAGCAGTCAGAACACCAACACTCATGCCACGAGTTGTGGTATTACCAAGTGCAAGAATACCGTCAAGATTCTGTGCTTCAGCAGTCAGATAAGTATTGCTGTCAACAGATCCATCCGCTTTAAGGAATTGTGTAGCAAGACCATCTGGTCTCTTAATCTGACCTGCTGTCAGGATACCAGATACAGTAATAGACTCAGTGCTAATGGTAGTCGTACCAACACCAACAGCATTAATACCACTTAAATTAGAACCATCACCATAGAAGGTTGTACCTGTAATAGAACCCGCAACAGATACATTAGAGGAGTCCAGAGACAGAGCAGTAAGGACACCAACAACCTTTACATCACCAGCAAAGTCTGCAGTGTCTCCACCCAAATCATCCAGGAGAGCAACCTTAGTGGCAGACAGGGTATGTGTACCCATGCCAATGGTGTCATTATCACCATCAATGGTGATAGAACCAGAACCAACGGTCAATACACCAACAACTCTTACATGACCGTCAACAACTAATGCAGTACTAGCACCACCAACAACAACTTTATCACCGAAGGTAGATACACCAACACTCATACCAAGGTTGGAAGTATTACCAAGACCCATTACATTGTTCAGGGTCTGAAGTTCTGTTGTGATACCAATAGGACCAACATCAGAGAACTCAAATTTTCTAGATGTGTGGTTGTACTTCAGATACTTACCATCATAGGCAGATGGGTTAGTTGCAATACCAACAACGTCATCAAGATATTTCAGTTCTACTTCACCACCGCCACCAAGGGTAGCGAGTTGTGTAGAGATTCTATCCAGGTACAGAGAATAGTGTTGCTTTAACTGATCAAAAGTTACGAAGTCAGTTTTAGCAAGTGGATCTCCACCCTGAGGAGAACCACTAGGTTCATTAAGGAATCCCTCAGAGATTCTGTCACTTAACTTACCATATACTGTGAGGATCTCATCCAACTTCTGCTCAATGGCAGGAATGTTGGGGAACATATTCTCATTGATATTCTCAACGAGATCATCACGTAACTTATAGAACTCAACATCAATGTTTGCAAGATGCTGATCTACTTTTTGAAGTTGCTTGAGTTCTCTCTTCTTCTCTACTGCTTCCCTAAGACTCTCAACTTCTTCCGCAATTCTAATC